AGATCAGGGTTTGCTGATGCTTTTAATAATATTATGAACGAAGAACTAGGAATGCTTTCTCAAAAATTAAAGAAAGATTTACTATTACAAGACATATGGTCTGTGTCATATAAGAAAGGCGACTACCACACACCACACGATCATGGTTCAGTTGGTCTTTGTGGAGTATTGTATTTAAACATGCCAAAAGATGGCGCTGTTACTCAATACATACAACCTTGGAATGATTGGTACAGTGATAGAACAATATATTATCCATTAAAAGTTAATGAAGGTGATATAGTTATTACACCAAAATTTGTTAGACACTTTACTGAACCTCACAAATCAAAACAAATTAAAAGAATAATTAGTTGGGACATGGGTGTAAGTTAATGGTCAAAAAACAAAAAGTTAGATTTCATAGAGGCGATAGAAGACCTAATAATGAGCAACCGGATCTGTCTTATACTAAAAAGATGAAGAAGACGGGTAAAGACATTATATGGCAGGTAGTGGAAAAGCCCACTAAAAACGTGATTGCAGAATATTTTTTTGAAGAAGACGCCCACACGGTAGTTAAGTTTCAAAACAAAAATCAAGTGTGGCAATCTAACGGAGGTGTGCCTAAATTCTTATGGACAAGGGTTTAGTCTTATAAATATAATAAACAATTGATTTATATGGAGCATGTGAATATAGTAATGGAACCAATGAAAGAGAAAAATGTTTGTTTATCAGACGGAGAATTTAAAAAACGGTAAAAAGTATATAGGTGTATGCACATTCAATAGTGATTCCTACCTAGGAAGTGGGAGACTAGTAAAGTCTGCCATACGCAAATACGGAAGAGAGAATTTCAAAAGAACAATATTAGAACATTGTTCCACTCCAGAGGAAGTATATTTAAAAGAGATATACTATATCAACAAATATAACGCTGTAAAATCCAAAGACTATTATAATCTATCATATGGTGGTTATGGTGGCAATTCAGAAACTACAAAAGAATATTGGTCTAAAATAGAAGATAATAAAACTGCTAGAAACTGGAGTAGAGTTCCAACTTATAGTATGTTAGGCAAAAAACATAGTGAAGAAACCAAAAAACTTATAGGTTCTAAAAGTGTGGATAGAAATTGGGGTAGAAAAACTCCAGTAACAGGACACAATAATCCGAAAGCAAAAGCTTGTTATGTTAATGGAAAATATTATCAATGTCTAAAATATTTCTGGTATGAAAATCAAAACATACCATATTCATCATTAAAAAGTGCCGCTAATGGCAAAGGTTATACATCAAAATATAATTTAACAATTCAATATAAAGAAAGGTTAGGTGCTCCGAATGTTTAGTTTCAAAGGTTTTATTACCCAAGATAGAAATACTCATTTGGAGCACCTGTGACGACTCGAAGACGATATAATAAATCGTGGTACTCAAGGTGGACAAAATGCGTTAAACTTTTTAAGATCAGTAAGAGATATGCTTACGGGTTCTTCGAATGCAAAAGTTAATATGACAGTTAAATGGGATGGCGCACCAGCTATCATCTGTGGTATTAATCCAGAAAATGGCAAATTCTTTGTCGGTACTAAATCAGTTTTTAATAAAACTCCAAAAGTAAATTACACTAACGCTGATATTAGAAAAAATCACTCTGGTGAATTAGGTAATAAACTATCAATCGCATTAAAAGAATTATCACGTCTAGGTATTAAAGGCGTATTACAAGGCGACTTTCTGTTCTCACAGTCAGATTTAAAAACAATTGACATGGATGGTGACAAGATGTTATCGTTTACTCCTAATACAATTACATATGCTGTTCCACCCAATTCAGCTATTGGTAAACAAATCAGTAGAGCAAGAATGGGAATTGTTTTTCACACAAAATATACAGGTAAGACTTTGGATAGTATGACAGCTGGCTTTGGTACAGTTAGAGGTAGATCAACTAATGTATTTCTAGCGAGTGCTGGTTACAAAGATGTATCTGGTTCTGCGAAACTTACAAGAAACGAATTAGCACAATTCAACGCAAAATTAAGAATGGCAGAAGGTTCATTATCAAAGGCAGCACCGTTGTTAGATGAAATGAGTAAAAGTTCAGCTGATGGTTTAGGTGTAGGGTTTAGATTAAAAACTTTCTTTAATCACTACATAAGAGGATCATCAGGTCATATGGCCAAAGTCAGAATTTTAGTAGATATGTTTAGAGATTACTATATTAATATTCTACAAGCAGAGATAGACGCTAAGAAAACTGATACGGCTAAACAAAAGTATAAAGATATATTACAAACAAATTTAAAATTCATAGATAGAAATAAAAATGCTTTAGTAATGGCTATTGCTGCTCATGTTACTTTACAAAGTGCTAAAGATTTTTTGATAAACAAAATGAGTGAAATTCAAAGCATTGGACATTTTTTAAGAACTTCTACAGGTTATAGAGTAACAAGTCCAGAAGGTTATGTAGCTGTAGATCGAATAGCAGGAGCAATTAAGTTAGTTGATAGAATGGAATTTAGTAGAGCTAACTTTACAATGCCAAAAGGTTGGAGTAGTTAATGACAAAAACATTTAAACAATTTGAAGATTATGATATACAATGTGAGAACGTAATATTTGAACACGAAAGTGAACCTTTACAAGAGGCTGAGTATCAAGGTAAAACAGTAAAATTGAATGACCCAATTAGAGGTGGTTCTAAAAAATTTTATGTGTACGTAAAAGATGGCGATAAAATTAAGAAAGTATCATTTGGAGATACAACTGGACTATCTATTAAGAGAGATAATCCAGCAAGAAGAAAGTCATTTAGAGCAAGACATAATTGCGCTGATCCAGGACCAAAAACTATGGCAAGATATTGGAGCTGCTACCAATGGCGTGCTGGTGCAAAGGTAAATGACTAATGAATATAATTTTAATAGGAGGACCCGGTTCAGGTAAATCAACTTACGCTGAATTTATAACTAAAGAGTTTGATATAGAACATATCTATCCAGGTGAACTATTAAGAAAAGAAAAAGCAAAAGGCGGCGAGATAGCAAAACAATTATCTAGTTTAGGTAAAGGTGATTTCGCACCAAATGATATTGTATTAAAACTTATTAAAGACGCAGTTGTGAAAGCTGATAAGGGATTTGTCTTTGATGGCTTTCCCAGATATATGCAACAAGTAAGAGATTTAGAAAAAGAAGGAATTAAAATAAACAAAGTAGTTTATTTAAATGTTAGTGAACAAGAAGTAATTGGACGACTTACTAAAAGAGGTCGACCTGATGACAAACCAGATATTATTAAAAATAGAATTAATCTATACAAAAAAGAAACAAGTCCAGTGGTAGAATATTATAGAAAGAAACCTGGTTTCATAGAAGTAAGAGCTGAAGGTGGTAAACCTGAAGACATTGCTAAAAAAATTATTAACAAACTAAAGGTAAAACCATTGAGTGAATTTAGAGAGTATTTAAATGAGGGAGTTTACGATCCAGGTATATTCAAAGCTTTCTTTTTAGCGGGTGGACCGGGAAGTGGTAAGTCATTTGTAACAGCTGGTGCCTTTGGTGGTACAGGATTAAAAACTGTTAACTCTGACGGAGCATTTGAAAGAGGTTTGAAAAAAGCTAACCTATCATTAAAGATGCCTGACGAAGAAGAATACTTTAGAAACCTAGTAAGAGCTAAAGCAAAGATGACTTCTGCTACTCAATTAGATACTTACATACAAGGAAGATTAGGATTAATTATAGACGCAACGGGTAGAGATTTGAATGTAATTAATACACAAAAAAGAACGTTAGATCAAATCGGCTATGATAGTTATATGATTTTTGTTAATACAAGTTTAGATGTTGCTATAGAACGAAACAACAATAGACCCAGATCAGTACCAGAGTATATGGTAACAAATAGCTGGAACCAAGTACAAAGAAATATTGGACAGTTCCAAAGAATTTTTAGTCCTAATAAAATGTTAATTGTCGATAACAATAAGAGTGACAAAGAGTTAGTTACTATGGTACTAAATCAAGCTTCTAAATATATTAGAAGTAGATTAAGAACTAAACCAGAAAATGGTACTGCCATAAGTTGGATAAAGAAAGAACTAGAAGCTAAAAAAAGAATATGAGATTTAAAGATTACATAAAAGAAAGTATCATAGATATACCTAGACAAAGATATGCGCCAGGTGTATTTGATGAAGCAGATACTAATAATCCTAAACTTAAAAAAAGTGTTAGAGATATTATCTTAAATCAAATAGATAAGTTTCAGGAGAAATATCCAGTAGTAAAATATTCATTAATTGGTTCTATACTTACAAAAAAATATAGAGACGATGCAGATTTAGATATTAATATCTTATTTGATGTACCCAAAGAAGATAGAGAAGAAGCTAGAAAAGAGTTGGCGTCTAGTTTAAGAAATATAAATGGTGAGCTTGTTCCAGGTACACAACACCCAATCAATTATTTCGTTATTGTTGATCCTGAATTAAAGAAAAAGAATGACGCAATGGCTGACGGAGTTTACGATATAGATGAAAACAAATTCGTAAGAAGACCTACCGAAGATACTTTTGATCCTGAAAAATACGAAGCTGACTTTCAGAAAAAAGTAAAAGAGATAGATGTAGTTAAAGGCGAACTTGCTAGAGACTTAATTGATTACGAAGAATTAA